CTGTGGACATGGCCGAGTATTCGGTTGTGTGCCAGGTGAGCGAGTTCTCCGTGGAGATCACCCGCGAAGAACTGGATGTGACCACCCTTCCCTGTTCCGTTGCGAACGTGGGCAGCAAGTGGGCTGCATTCCGCACGATCCAGGCTGGTTATGCCTCTGGCACCGGCACCATGACCGTGTACTTCACCTCCGACCAGAACAGCCTTGCCAACCGTCTGCTCAGCAACGTGCTGCTGCGGTCCCAGGAAGGTGCAGCTGTGAAGCTGTACGTCAACACCGTTTCCGACGGTGCTGGCGGCGTTGACGACGCAAACAGCCTCTACATCGAGTCTGAGGTCAACATCAACAGCATGAGCGTGAGCGTCAACCCCGACGATCCCACGAGTGCTGAGCTGGCCTTCACGGTGATCAACCCCACCAACATCTTCGGCAACGCGATTGCCTGATAAACCCCCAGGGTTTTGGCCCCACTTCGGTGGGGCTTTTTTAATGCGCTACACTTTTAATGTATTAGGAGTTTTATGGCTTCGGGACGTCTAATCGACCGTCTGGTCAAGAGTGCACGGCTTGATCCTGTACTCAAAACTGTCGAGCTTTCAACTGGCGACATCGTGGAGATGTACGTCAAGCCTCTGACTGCCGCCGAGCGCGACCGGGCCAAAAAGGACGCCCGCTCCGAGGATCCCACAGCATTCGCCCTCCAGCTGCTGGTGCGTAAGGCGTTGGACGAGAACGGCACGCCTCTGTTTAGCGCTGGCGACATTCCGACTCTGAAAAACGAGATTCGTGACGCCGACCTGCAGGCCCTGATGCTTGCGGTAATCGGAGCTGACGATGAGGAGCCCCTCGACATGAAAAGAGGCAGCTAAGGAGCTAGCCAAGGACAACTGGCTTCTGCTCTGCCTCGGAGTGGCCAAAGAGCTTGGCTACACGCTCCACCGTTTGCTCAACGAGGTGACCGAAGACGAGATCGTTCTGTGGTCTCTGTATTTCGGCTACCTCAACAGCGAGCAGGACAAGGCAATGAAGAAAGCCCAACGCCGCCGCTAAGGCGGCTTTTTTGTAAGCCCTAGACTGACTGGAACGGTAGTCGCAGCAGGACCTTGGCCCAGTTCAACGCCGACATTCTGCTCAAGGTTGCCGCTGATAAGGCGCTTGCAGACATAGGCAAAGTTGAGCGTGCTGTCGGGAAACTTCAGGACACTCGCGTACGTTTGCGCGTTGAGGGACAGCGCGAAGTTGACGCACTGGGGAAATCCTTTAAACGTTTAATCACAATTGGACGGGGTTTAACAGCAGCCGGCGGTTTAGGAACACTTGCACTAATTCTTAGAGACATAAACAGAACACCAATAGTCGGTGGCGGACTGGACAGACTTCCTTCCGTTGTTGGTGCTGCTACTAAATCTCTAGGAGCGTTTACCGAAGCAGTATTAAATGCTGCGCAAGCTCAGCCTGGCTTAGCCATCGGATTAACAACCGCTACTGTAGCGGCGATTGCCTTTGCTCCACAGATTTCAAGGGCAGCTAAAGACACGCTACGACTTGCAAAAGCAGCCGCCGAGGCGCAGATACCGCTGGAGCGTGCATTTCAGCAAGCAGGGCTAAGCCTTCGTAACTTCTCAAGCGACTTTGGAGACGCCAGTGCAGCTGTCGACCTTTACCGTAAACGCATTTTCGAGCTTAGTGAAACTGTAAGTAATCTAGGGCGCCGTCAAAGCGCTCTTCAGAACGCGCTGAACAATACAAACTCTAGCTCTGATACAGCCTTAAAAATTGCCGGAAAACTTGTAGATATAACTCGTCGGTTAAACAACGAACAAGACGCACAAAATGATTTACTGCGCGAAGCTGCGGGTCTGCAACCCCAAACAGTGCGGGATGCTGAGGTTTCAAGGCGCCGAGCTTTGCTCAGCAGCCGCAGAATTCGTGAGGAAAGGGCACAGGAAGCAGCTGATGCTCTGCGCAACCTTCGTGAGCTAGAAGCTGCCGAGAGTGCAGCAGCCCGTACACGTCTTGCCGCCGCCGCCGCAGAAAAGACACAAAAACTTGAAGAGCAAGCTAGAGCAGCCCGCGAGGCAAACGACGCTATCCGTGCCCTGGAGCGCAGTGAAAGTGAGGCAGCCCGAGCCCGTCTTGCTTCCGGGGCGCGTCCGGTGGTTGATCGCCGTGGTGCGCAGGCATCAGAGTTTCCGTTTGGGCCTCAGCAACGGACCAGTGGTCGGACTCGATTCCGCTCGGACGTTGATAACGATCGTATCGACGCGGCGATGATTGCGGCCATGCGCCGTCGCCGCGAAGCTTTTTACAAATGGGAGGCGCAACAGCCAAGGACTGTTTATCAATCTTGGCAGTCCAGCTTCTTTGCTCCTATTGCCCAAAACTTTCAGCGTTTACAGAAAACAGGTTCCAGTGCGTTTAAGGGTATTACAGGCAGCTTGCGATCCGGCGCGATCGGTGGCGCGTTTCCACTGTTGTTCGGGCAATCAGGGCAAGCAGCAGTTGGCGGTCTGATCGGTGGTCTACTTGGCGGCGGTTCGGGTGGTTTTGCTGGATCGTTAGTCGGCACGCTGATCGGCGACCTTCAGGCTGCGCGGGATCGCGTCCGCGAACTCGGACTTGAACTGGGCTTCACATCTGAGCAAGCGAAGATTTTGGACGAGGCCTTTGCTGGCGTCGGCCAAGATTCCGACAAGCTAGAGGCCGCCATCGCCAACATCCGTGGCATCGGTCTCTCGGCCACTGAGACCGCTTCCGCTATTCAGATTTCTGTCGAATTAGCCGATGAGTACGGCGGCAAGATCGACAAGATCACTCAAGCCATTGCGGACGTAGGCGAAAGCGGAAAGGTAAACATTGCCGCACTTAACAAGTTCACGGCCCAGGGCATTCCGATCCAGGATCGTCTCGCCGAGAAGTTTGGTGTCAGCCGCACCAAGCTCCTTGAGATGGCCAAAGATGGCGAGATCTCGGTTCAACAGCTGTACGACGAGCTTACGAAGCTAGGTATCGAAGCTGAAAAGAGCGCAAACAAAGGAAAGACCGGCTTCGACAGGTTCGCCCAGAGTGCTAAGGGTTTGGCGCTTGCTATTGCCGATGGTGCAGGCGTAATCCTCAAGACCCTCGTTCCAGCCCTTGATGCGGTGCTGGTACGGCTTGCAAATATTATCAGTGAAGCTACTCGCGCACTGTCCCTATTAACAGACGTGCAAATTGGGGGTTTATCTAAAGCCATTTCATCATCTGCTGGGTTTAGAAGTATAGGTTTTGGCTCTAAAACTAATATAGACGCTATAACAAAACAACTTAAAGAACTAAATCCAGCTTTAGCTCAAAATAGTGACGATATTGTTAAATACCGTAAAGTTCTTGAAAACGCCCGTGTTGAACTTAGTAAGTACAACGGGCAGTTAGGTGAGTACTCTGTTAACACGGCTCAAAGAGCCTTATCCGCTGCGCAGGCAGCAGTCAATGCAAGAGAACTTGCGCTACCAAAAGAACCTATTACAGCCACTTCAGCGATAAGCTCAATTACAGCACCTTCTCAGCTTTCAGCCGGTGGTAGTGGCGATAAGAGCCAATCGCGCATATTAGCACTGCAGGAAGAATTGCGCCTTGCTCAACAACTTGCGGGCATTAACGAAAAGATCCGTGGCGCCCAGTTTGACGAAGACAGGGAGCTTCAACTCCGGCTTCAAGGTGAAGCACAACGCGCAAAGCTTGCCTCTGACATTGCACAGGTCAAGTTAAGCGATGTTCCAGTGGCTGAGAAAGCGCTTCAGATCGCCAAACTGGAGCTTGATATTCGAGAGAGCCTAAGAGACGAAACACTCGAACTAGCTGAGCTGGAGCGTGACAGACTACGCAACTTCAAAAACACTATTGATGGATTAAACCTTGAGTTGGCTTCTGCTAATGCCATCACTCGCGCCGAGCGTGACCGGCTTAAAATCGAAAAAGAGCGCCTTGCTTTGCGCGACAACAAGGATTTGACGCAGGATCAAAAAGACCAAATTATTGCGGCTAAAAAGGCACTTCTTGACGCGCAAGCCCCGCTAAAGGCATATAGAACCGAGCTGGAGCGCAGCTTAACGGACACTGAAGCTCAGATTGTCCGCATGGCGCAGACCATCGAGACTGAGATAGGCAGCGCGATGTCGAGCGCCATCACCGGCGTTATCACTGGAACGCAAACAGTCGAACAGGCCATGGCCTCGATGTTTGAAAACATTGGCAAGGCGTTCATCGACATGGCAACTCAGATGATTGCCAAGGCGCTAATCCTGAAAGTGCTGGGCATCTTTGGCGGCGGCGCAAATATGGGCGGTTCGGGTTACTACGACTCGATGACCGGACTTGGTACAGCTGGGCCCAACTTCGGATTAGCCGATGGTGGTCCCGTCGATCCAAACGGGGTTCACCTTGTTGGTGAGCGAGGCCCTGAGCTGTTTGTGCCCGGACAATCCGGGATGGTCGTGCCGAACGACATTTTTGACGCCACGCGCCAGGCCCTAGCCAGCAGCGGTGGAACGGACCAAGCCTTCAGCGAAAACAGCGAGGCGTTGGCCGTAGCAAATAGCTACACCCGCGAGCGGATGTTTGAGCGCGAGCGCCAAACCATGTTGACTGGAGCGGGCGGTTCGACCACTGTTCAAACACAGGTCATTAACAACGTGGAGTACGCGACGATTGACCAAGTGCAAGAGGTTGCTAATTTGAGCGCCAAGAGGGCAAGGGCTCAGGTCTTTTCGGACATGCGCAACCGCCCGTCCACTAGGGCTTCCTTGGGGATGGGCTGATGACCGTTGCGATTGGGACCTACATCAAGCTGCTAAACCCTAATGGCAGCAGCACTGGCTACCTGTTCCAAAACTTTTTCCAAGGCGAGACCCGCACGTTCAACAGCGAGAACTACGTCTTTGGCGCGTTTGGGTTTAGTGGTGCAACGCTTGACCTGCAAGCGGCAAACATTAGTGCCAACCTCATTTTTGCCCTAAACGAGCTTGCCCTAACGCTGTTCAATCAAGCCGTGCTCGACCAGTGGTTGATTGAGGTACGCACAGTATGGCTTGACCCTGACACGTTGATCGAAAGCAGCCTCTACAGCGAAGAGACTTACGCGGTCATCGGGTTAGAGCACGACAACCAACGGCTATCAGTACGGCTTGGCAGCCCTTTGGATGCAGTCCGTCAGAATGCTCCTAGGCGAACACTGACGCAAGCGTTGGTGGGTTCGCTGCCCTCCACTGGCG